AACCAACGGTTGCTATGAATAGCCATGTTAATATAAATGTTGTGATACCTGCTAGCATTAGTTTAGTGTGTTTCATGATGCAGTAGTATTACGTGATATACCTACACTCTGTAGATATTGTTTAACCTTAATCCAAAACTGTGAGTGTTGGTAAGCAGGTTGTGGATGATCAATTGCAAAGGATCTGTAGTCATTATAGACCTTGACTTCTGAACTGTTGTGATAGTGTACACATACTACACCTGTATCTAATAAGATGTGATGTTTGTACTTTTTAATGATTGGATCTGACATAATTGTAAATTAATGGGTTAATTAGTGAGTGAATTGTAAGGTGTATTTATAGGGTGATGTGAAATAATGTCTATATAATTAATAGTACATTACGTTGTTGGTGTGTAAATGGGTGGATTATACAGTGTATTGACCTGCCTAACGTAAACACAACAAGAACAATGTTGTAAGGTGGAGATTACAGTAGGTTGTTGGAGTTTATACAGTAGGTTGTTGTATAATAAGTACAGGACCAATTAAAGGGAACCCGAAGGCTCCCCATAATCTACTCAGACACTATCTTACCACCAACTTTGAATCGGTCGTGGTTATCCACATCTCTTAAGAACAGTGATCTACCCATTACATAGGTGTCATCTTTATCAAAGTAACCAGAAGTGGCTACTAAGAAATAATCTTGTCCGTTCTTGTCTTGACGAATGTCTGTTACGTTGGCAATAGTTAATACATTTTCCATAATATAGTGAGATTTTAAAGGCTCGGGGTAGTTCCTCCGCCATATTTAGGAGGGGGAGTTTACATTAGGTGGTATATGCATTCACAATTTTAGATAGTAAAAATTTTTTTAGAATTTTGTAGCCCCACTAGGGATCGAACCTAGAACTAAACTTTAGAAGAGTTTTGTTATATCCATTTAACTATGGGGCTTACTTTGTATAAATATAATAAACATAAATATTATAAAGCACATAAATACTATATAATGATAATAGAAAAGAGGTTAATGCGCTAAGATATAGTATGTTGAGGTGATTTAAAGGTGACTGACATGTACCTTAAAGGTGACTGAGGTGTACCTAACTTATGAACAAACCAGAATATAACAAACACAAATGACATCTGCAAGAAAAATTTTTAGTATTTTTGAATCATGGAGGATTGGTCACTACTTAACGTAAGTGCATCAGCAGGACACATTAAAGTAGTATTCGAACAGAAGCAAGCTAAAGTTCATGTAGATATAGAAATCATTTATTCATGTACTGGCGAACTTAAAGGTTTAGTGATCATAGAAGAGTAAATGAAGAATTATAAAATAAAGTACATGACAGGTATAAAGCACGAGGGAGGTATAACCGTCCCTATCTACAAATATAAAAGTATTCCCTGCAGAAGTACACGAAGATATCATGGTAGTATGTACGCACTAGCTGGTCTAGCTGCTTGCCCTAGAGATCTCCTCGACTACTTATGCGAAAGAATGGATTCAAACAACATTGTATTTTCTAATGCAAAAGTAAGAGACAACTTTAAAGAAATCATCTACAATGTTAGTGGGTTTGTAACCATCTACCAAGATGCTACTATAAAAAGAGCGTTCTATGCTCTGGTAAATAAAAATTTACTTCTCAAAGGAGATAAACGTGGTACATACATAGTTAATCCTTTATACTATTCAAAAAACGAAAATAAAGAAAGAATACAATTAATAGAAAACCTAGTTCGTGAGGACTTACTAAAATTTAAACCATGAGAAAAAAAGGAGTAGATCAAACACCCTATCAAACAAATAAGAAGATTAGAAAGGCTATAGATAAGGTGTTAGAGAAAAACGCTACCAATTGGGCTAATTTAGGAACAGGAACTAACCTAGATTTAAAAACTAAAAAAGCTACAGAGGAAGCCTGGATTGAAATGAGTAAAATTATTTACGAATTAGACAGTGAGTATTGGGTGTCTATTATGAAAAACACACCGGGTAGTTTAGTAGAAAAAGTATTAAAGATAGAAAACGGACAAGAGTAACAAAAGATCTCTATAATACACGTGTCTATCTTTTAGTCTTTTATTTTATATCATTTATTGATATATTTGTAGTAAATGGCTTGAAAGTCATTTGGATAATTTAAGTCAAAAAAAGAAACCAATGAAAATAATTAAACCAGGAGTCGAATATCAAGTTACTGATTTTGCAGATAACGAAAGATTCCAAACTATAAAATTTACAGAGAAACTGGCAGGCTCTTTTCAAGCAGGTACTACAAACGAAGAAGTAATAAATATTCTTATTGATCGTTTCTATACACTACAAAAAAAGAACTTCAGCGCAGAAAACCAATGTATAATTCTTTTATTAAAGAATGTCAGACAATTGATGGCAAAAAGGCTATCAAGAAAAATAGAAAAAGTAATAAAGTACAATGAAAATACAGATACCAACCAATAGGCAAAATATCCGCAAAGATTACTTATCAGTTATTAACGGATTATTAAAACTTACTCCGACGGAGTTAAAAGTTGTTTACGTACTATCTACTATAGATATAGATAACCCATGTACAAAAGACAACAGAATAAAAGCAGCATCTGAGTTAGGATGGAGTAGAGCTGTTTTGAACAACACAATCAAATCTTTAAAAGATAAAAAAGTATTATTGTATGATAAAGAAACTAGAAAGTATTCTTTTCATCCACTGGTATTTAGAGTTCCTAAAGAAGACACAACTCTTGTAAGCTATCTTTTAAGTTTTGAATTTCAAATACATGCAGAATAATGAGTATTTTATTACAGTATCAATTGACACTCTTGAAGCGGTTTTTAAATTTATCGACATTCAAGAGGTAGAGCTTACTAAGTTAGGAATTGACTTTGATTATGATATATATGCAGTTTGCGAGTCGGAAGACTCTTGGTCTATAAAATATTATATTAAATACAAGGAAGGTAATGGGGAAAAATAGCAAAAAAAGAAAAGAAGATTTTTCTTGGGTTAACGATGTACAGCTTGAACAAGAAATCGAGTACGCACTGTCAAGAAAGAAGAAAAAACAGTTTTCACATAAATTCCATAAGAATAATAATTCTAGATAATGGCTCAGAATAAAGTAAAAGAAAAAATTATACAAGAAATCAAAGATGAGATGGGCGGTACAACAAAAGAACTAAAGTCTATAATAGAATCACAGTTCGAGTACTTAGCTTACAAGATGGGCAAAGGAGAGTTTGAAGGCATTAGGCTTCCATACTTTGGTTTGTTTCATTGCAATCCTAATAGAGTAAAAAATTTAAATCATGAAACTTTTCAAAGAAGAAAATTTCCAAGTAGTAATAGAGACTGAGGCTAAACTAATACCTGAGTTCAAAAAAATAATAGTAGATGACAAAGACAGAAAAAAAAGAACTGCCCATAAGTATTTATCCTTCATATACTTCATGTGCGACTACAGATCACCCTATTCAATATATCCTGAAACCGAAAGAAAGCGAAGATTGCTTGATGACCTCAACTTCACAAAAGATGAGTCTATCACAACTGCTGTTAGCAAAGGGATGGACAAGTACAATAACTTACAGCGAACACCTACAATCTCAGCCTTAAAAGCAATTCGAGAAGGGCTCTTAACTTCATCAAGGGTTATAAGCGCTCTCAATGAGCAGATCGAAATAGCATTAGATACTGTAGATGGTGAAGAGGGAAAAGATGTAGGATCTATTATGAGAGATGTAAAAAGACTGTTAGAAGTTTCAGAACAATTACCAAAAGCAATTGACACTATAAACTCTCTAGAAGAAAAAGTTAAAAAAGAACAAGCTAATGAATCTAAGATCCGAGGAGGAGGAACTAAAGGTTTATTCGAAGATTAAAATAAAACAATGAAAGAAGATATTCAATTAACCGCAAATTCAAATCAATTATGTAAGTGTGAACAAAGTAACCTTAACATCACTGAGATAAACGAAGGCAATGTACTGTTAGAAAAATTTTGTCCCGCCTGTGGCGCGACGACCATTATCTACAAAGAGATGCCCGTAAAAGAAGAAAAAGAGCATACACCTTATGGAGCTGCTCACTTTATGTATCCAGATAATGATGGAAAGAACTTTAGCGGCACTGTAGAAAACGAATCTGATTTAAAAGGTTTAAAAGAATATTGTCATTACCAGTATGAACACGGAGAAAGCTTTTATTTATTAGTGTCTACAGTCAAAGACGGAAAACACGAAATAGACAGAAAAGATTACACACAGAAAAAAAGAGATACAACAAAAAAGTAAGATGTTTGTAAACACTAACGAATTTAGAAGAGAGGGCTTAAAGTTTTTAAAATATGGATTGTATTGCGGAGATCCAATAGGTAGTGCTCCATACTACGAGTATTGGTACGAACAATTAAGAAGATGTAAAGAAGGATATACTGTTGGTGACGTAAGAATAACAGGTCACCATTATTTTTACATGAACTTCTGCCAAATAAAATTAACAGAAGCAGTGCAGGGAAAAAAAGCCGGTGGTTTTAAAACTGTTTCTTTTCCTGGGTTTTGGGATGGCGATTATGAATACTTTCACGCTATGGAAAGAGCCGCTGCCGAAGGCAAGCACTTAATAGTGGCTAAAGCTAGGCGTAAAGGGTTTTCTTACAAGAATGCTGCCATAGCTGCAAACATATACAACACTACAAAGAATTCATACACACTTTTATGTGCTCATGATAAAAAGTATTTGTATCCAAAAGGTATTATGACCATGGTTACAGATTACATGAATTTTCTTAACGAACACACTGGATGGCAAAAGCGCCGTCAAGGAG